TTTAAACAAGTTGGCGGGAGACATTATAAAAAGCATCCTATTCAACCTTCACAATATATAAATAAAAATAAATTATTATTTGCAGAAGGAAATGTAGTTAAATATGTAACACGACATCAAGACAAAGGTAAATTAGCAGATATAAAAAAAGCAATACATTATTGTGAAATGATTATTGAAAGAGATTACACAGAATGAGTCATCAAATAAATTTTATATTTAAAGAATCCGATTGGACTCCTCCAACACACTTTCCTGATTTAAAAAATGCTAAAGAAATAGCAATAGATTTAGAAACCAAAGATCCGAACATCAAAGAAAAAGGACCAGGTTGGCCTACTATGGATGGTAATATTGTAGGTGTTGGTGTGGCTACAGAGGGCTTCATTGGTTATTACCCTATCGGTCATGAAGTTGGTTCTAACATGGATTATAAAATGGTAATGGATTGGGTTCAAGACATTGTAAGTGGTCCTGGTGATAAGATATTTCACAATTCATCATACGATGTAGGTTGGTTAAGGGCTCACGGTGTAAATATTAAAAATGGAAGAATAATTGATACGATGATAGCTGCAGCTATTGTAGATGAAAATAGATTTTCTTATTCACTAAATTCTCTCGGCTTCGATTGGTTAGGCGAAACAAAGTCTGAACAAGAGCTAAAAGAAGCAGCAGCCGATTGGGGACTGGACGCTAAACAGGAGCTCTATAAATTACCAGCTCAATATGTAGGATTTTATGCAGAACAAGATGCATCATTAACTTTAAAACTTTGGCAGTATTTAAAATTTAAAATTTATGACAACTCTTTACAAACTATATTTGATTTAGAAACAAAACTTACGCCGATTTTAATTGCAATGAGAGCTAAGGGGATACGTGTAAATGTTGCACAAGCTGAAAAATTAAAACAAGAATTTTTAGAAAAAGAAAAAACTTTATTACATCAACTTAATAAAGAATGTGGTCTTAATGTAGAAATTTGGGAGGCAAGAAGTATAGCCAAAGCTTTTGATAAATTAAAGATAGATTATCCTAGAACAGAAAAGACAAAAGAACCTAGTTTTACAGCTAATTGGCTATTAAATTGTACTGCACCAATAGCAAAATATTTAAGAGAGGCTAGAGAAATCAACAAATTTACATCAACATTCATTGATTCGATTATTAAATATCAACATAAAGGTAGAATTCACGCTGAAATTAACCAATTAAAATCAGATTCTGGAGGTACAGTTTCTGGTAGATTGTCAATGTCAAATCCAAATTTACAGCAAGTTCCTGCAAAAAATAAGGAGTTCGGCCCTAAAATTAGATCTATATTTAAACCTGATAATGACTTATTATGGGGCTCATTCGACTATTCGCAACAAGAGCCACGACTTGTAGCTCATTATGCTTACACAGTTGGATTTAAAGGATCAGAACAATTAATTAAAGCTTATGAGAAAGACGACGCAGATTTCCATCAAACAGTTGCAGATATGGCGGGCATACCTAGAGGACAAGCGAAGACTATTAACTTGGGACTTTTTTATGGAATGGGCGCCAAAAAACTATCCGTACAACTTGGAATTGGAGAAGAAGAGGCAAAAAAACTTTTGGACGAATACAATAAGAAAGTTCCTTTCGTAAAACAATTAGCATCAAAGTGTCAAGAATCAGCAGAAACAAATGGGTCTATAAGAACCATTAGAGGCAGACGTTGTAGATTTGATAAATGGGAAGTTGCTAGTTGGGGATTAAATAAATCAACAACTTACGATGATGCAGTTCAAAAGTATGGTGTTAATAACATTAGAAGATCAGGTACGTTTAAAGCTTTGAACAGACTTATTCAAGGCTCAGCTGCAGATCAAGTTAAACAAGCTATGATTGACTGCAATAATGCTGGGTTTTTACCTATGTTGCAAATACATGACGAATTATGTTTTAGTGTTAGAGAGAGTAAAGATTCGGAACAGATTAAAAAAATAATGGAAAGTTCTATTTCAGAGCTAGTAGTTCCATCTAAAGTAGATGTAGCTATTGGAAAGGACTGGGGAGATGCGTAATGGATTTAGAAGATGTACAAATAAACTTAGGTGTATGCCCACACTGCGCAACTCCTGTACATTTTAGAAAAACAAAAGATGAAAATATTTTTGTTTGTCCTATATGTTTAGAAAAATCTAAACAACATATTAACGGTAAAGTTTTATTTACAAAAGTAGATTTTAATTTAAAAGACGAGAGTAGCCTATAGAATTTTACCTATTCTATTTTTTTTTGTTGCCTTAACTAGAAATATCTGAGTATTCTCTCAATAATTCTTGTCTTGCAACTACATTGGCTAGATCTCTCATTGCTAGTCTTGTTTTTTTTAACTCAAGATCTATCCATTTCATGTCTGGTGTCTCGCAACCATTATCCAGATACAACTGGTTCCACTTGGACTCCAAGCTGATCTTTTTTAGTAACAGAGACTGTGACGTTTCTATCATCATTTGTTTCCTCATAAGTTATGAAAACTTTGGAAGGAGAATATGTTATTTCTTTCCTCCACGTTCCTCCGCCTTCTTTTAACCCATTTATGAAATTAACCTTCGCCTCATCATCGTTGTGTGCTTTAACGTCTATCATTATACGTTGCCCTGCATAACGTGCAATAAAACGATATAATTTCATAGGGTATTATTAGATTTTATGGGATAATTTGTCAATAACCATTAAAAATAAACATTTATTTTGACTTGACTTTGTCTTTTTAATTCATATATTCGTGGGATATGGATGTAATTACAGAAATAAAATTAGAATCAGGCGAATCATTTAAATTAAATCCGCTTAATATAGAATCTTTTTCTGTAGAATATTGCAGTAAAGAAAAAACAATTTCAATGTTTGTAAATCATAGAAAAGTTTCGATGACATTTGATGCAACTATTGAAAAATTTACTGCTTTATTAGATCAAGTAAATAAAACAATTAACTCTTGGAGAATGCAATAATGGCTAAAGATTGGTTTGAGTATTTAAAAGAGGTGCAGGACATAGCTAAAGCCGTACCTAAAAACGATTTGCCTAACGATGTATTCTATAAGGCATGTAAAGAAAAACTTTGTAACTTAAAATTACAATTAGATGACACAGGTTATGTTTTAATTAATAATGACATTGCAGACCATATAATTAAACAATATCAAGGAATCAAATGATACTATTTTTATTAGGAATGTTAATTTTGTTTTACGCATTACTGCCAAGATTTAGTTTACTCGTAACTTGTTTTGCATTATGGAGTCTATTATGAAAAAAATATTAATCGATAAAAATCATCCTATGTATAAATGGATTGAAATGCTCACAAAAAAATATGATTTGAATAGTTTGATAGCAGAACATATTTATTGTGGTGGAGCAAAACCTAAAAATGAAAAAGAAGCTCAAAAAAGAGTTATGAATTTTTTTGTAGCAATGGGACAAAAGTACAATTATACTCCAGAGCAAGCAATTTTAGATATCAGGAAGTTCAGGCACTAATGAAAAAGAAAAAACAACCTAATTGGCTTCCTAGTGCATTAAAAAGATATCATAAAATTTATGATGCTTTTGGGAAAGAAAGGAAAAAGAAAAATGGCAGTCGTTGATTTAGCAATTTTTGCAACATTAATTATTACTGTGATTATTGCAGTCAAAATTTATAAGGATAAATAATGAAACTTGATGATTACAAACCTAACCCTTGGTTATTATTAATCATAATATGTTGGTTATTAATAATTGTAACAATTACTATATACGTATGAAATACATTAAAAGAATAGTTTATAATTTTTTATTATACACTTCTAAAAAATATTATATGGACAATCATCCAGATGGTAAAAGTTATCCACCATTGAAAGAACGATTAAGAATATTTTGGAAACTGCGTAACGAACTTACAACAGAAGAACGTTGGGCAGAAATAAGAGATTACAGAATTTAACAAACAAAAAGGAAAAACCATGGACATAAAAAACTGGAAGTCAGTAGCGGTTAGAAAATCTAGCTATGATAAGTTACTGGCTCTTTGCGATAAGGAGTATCGTAACCCTGCAGCTTTTATAGCTTTATTAGTAGATAAAGAGATAGAAAGACGTGCAGGTTTGAAGAAAATGAGTACAGAGGCCTATCTTGAAAAAATCCTTAAGGAGCATAAAAATGGCCAAAAATCAAAGTAATTGCACAGTTTGTAAGGGTAATAACTACGTTAAAAAACAAGGTTCTTACCCTTCAATTATTTTCTTGTATAAAGATTCAAATAACTTTATAAATTGCCCCAAGTGTACATCACACCTAGACTCACGGAAAACGACTCAAGAAACACGGATCACGGACAATGCTTGAACTGCTAAGTGGTTTACATTGGGTTGAAGTAATAATTGTTTTAACATCTTTAATTCTAATAATCTGCTGGCACAACAAATGAAAACTTGTGGACAAGACAGAATTTGGAAAAACATTAGCGATTATCGCATCTCGCACAACGAGAGAAGAGTATAGAAAAATATCTTCTATATTATTCGGTCTCTATTGTGGTACCAATTTTGGCTTTAGTGATAGTACATTAGGATTTAAATCTTATCTTGATGAAGTTTATAAACGAACCAATAAGGATCGTTTGGCTATGCGTGGCCTACGTGTAGTAAAGTGATTTGGATGAAGGTCGGTCTGATCTCGTTAGAGAGCTACCATACCCTGCCGGCCTTCGTCTAAATGAAATATAATGCAGGAGCTAAAAACAGAATTTCACGAAGAAGAAACCTTACCAGAAACAAAACTTTGGAGAGCAGTCATTCAACGAGCATTCGAGGATGTCATTTATCCTGGAATGGAACGATCGTTAATTATGTTCAAGTACCAAGCTCACTTATGGTTTGTAAATAATAGTGAAAACTTTAAAATTATTTGTAACCTTGCTGATTTGAATGATGAGACAGTTAGAGAAAAATATCTACAAATGGTCGACAACGAACAAATCTATTTTACTAAAGAACAAATTAATTACATTAACTGGCGAAAAAAATACAATGAACGAAGAAGCATTGACGACGGCACAGGAGACTTTTTATAAAACTTGTTCGTTGTGTAAACAAAAAAAATTAAAAACTTTTTTTTATTTCAGAGCACACAGTAAAGTGGAATTACATTCATGGTGCAAACCCTGTAAACTCAAAGAACAAAAAACTGCTTGGTCAAGAAATTCTATTACTTTTGTAAGAAGAATTTATCAAATGACAAGAAAACGGTTGAAGAAAGATAATAAACATGAACTCTTAATTACTTGCAGTGAATTTTTAGATATTTGGAAAGAACAACATGATAAGTTTGGTCTGCGATGTCCTTATTCTAATTTAAAAATGACACATGTTTTAGGTAATGCTGCACGTATGTATAATATTTCGGTTGATAGAATAGATAGTAATAAACCTTATATTGACGGTAACATTGTGTTCTGTTGCGCTATCGTAAATCGTATGAAACAAGAATTATCTGTTAAGGATTTTTATTCAATTTGTAAATCTATTGTAAAAAACAATAAGGTACAATTTTGACCTCTTGAAATATGTTGCAGTGCAACATATATATAGGCTCTAACAAGGAGATAAAAAATGGAAAAACTATTTCAAATACCTGCGTACAGTGAAGTAAAAACGTTCTGGTCTAATTACTTTGGTAATGTACAGAAGTTTTACACTGATTTTGCAGAAGATATCGTAAAATCATTTAAAAAATAATGAGTATACCACTGCAACTATTGTTTATTTTTACGGTTGCTGCGGTTATTGTATCTTTAATTATTTATAATAATTACTGATTTGCTATATGCCTGGTGCCTATCAGGCATATATCGCAAAAAATAAGGCCTTTACGGGGCTTTATCCCATATAATTTTTTGTATATCTGGCTTTTGGGGAGGTAGACTATGGCAAAGAAAAAAGAAGAAACAATCCAAGACATCATTGATAGAATTGAAGAGGATTTAATTACTTTACGCGATAAAGCAATTGAACTCGAAGATTCTAAGTGTGATCATGACGAAGATGATTACGAAGATGACGAGGATGAAGATGAAGACGAGGAAGAGTAGTTGCATTATTGCAACAGGTTACCCGATCGGTATGGGTATACCCGTGAGCAACGGGTAAGGTATGGTTGACCACGGATCACGGACCGTGATATAAATATCACACCTACCTTTTGTTAGTTATGGTGGGCTGATTCGTTCAGCCCACCGATTAACAAAAACCTAGTAAATACACAAATTTCAGCTATGTATATAGATACATTAGACCTTTTCATGTCTCTACACAAAAATAAACTCAAAAGTACACTGACAAGCTGAAAACATCAAATAAGATATATATACCAACAGTTATTCTTTCAGCATACTACCCTGAAAGTACACTGAACACTAAATTCAATATTTTCAATAAAAACAATATTAATAATCAATATTGTAAACATATATGTACTATTATTCTACTGGACAAGAAAACTTTTTTTACCTTTGTTGTATTATTTACATTGAAATATCTATATAATAATTAAAAATTTATGGAAACTTTAGTTCAAGAGGTTAAAGCGAATCTAAAAGGCGCTGAGTTATTAACTGGCAAGCAACGTGCATTCGCAGAATTTTATGTTTCAAATTATCCTGATTGTACAAAACAAGAAGCTGCTAGGCACGCAGGATATGCTGAAACAACGACTGGTAAATGGGGAAGTCTTTTAACAAACCCAGATAAGTTTCCTCATGTTGTTGCGTATATCGAAAGATTGCGCGATATGAAAACAAATACCTATAAAGATTATCTTAGACATTTAAAAAGATTAGATTCATTATCTAAAAAAGCTGAAGATAAAAACCAATTAGCTGCGGCTATCAATGCAGAGTTTAGACTTGGTCAGGCAGCAGGCTTTTACATTGATCGAAAAGAGATTAAAGTCCAAGACTTGTCAGCAATGACAAAAGACGAATTAATCAAAACAATCAATGAGCTGAAGGATGAGATACCGTTTGAAAAAGTCCTCGAAATCGAAGAAGAGGAAAAGTCTTCTTAAGGAAGATTTTTGGGTACAGTTTAACAGGGTACACAATAAGCACTTAAACATGTCTATGGGTGCAGTGGAGATTAGGATCAATGAAAAAAAAAATTAAAATTGGATATGAAGACATTTCAATAAATGTAATAAACTTCGAGACAGAAGATAAAAAAGATGATAATGTTTTAGGTGAATATGACAGTAGTAACGCCAAGATCGATATCCAGAAAGAACAGAATGCAAGATCAGAGGCAAACACCCTCTTGCACGAAGTCATTCACGCTTGTGTCTATCAAACAGGACTCAACTCGCAAGGTAATCTGCTTTCCAAAGAAGAAAACGAGGAATTAATTGTTAACGCAATCTCTAATAGCCTTTCTCAAGTATTCAGAGATAACAAATGGTTTTTACCCTATCTACAAACGCAATTAGTGAACGGAAAATTTGATGCCAAAAGAAGAATCGAAGCTGTATCAAAAAATAAAAAAAGCGTTGCCAAACGTACACTTTCAAAGAATCGAAACTAATGTTGGACTAGGCGTTCCTGATGTTAACGGATGTTATCAAGGCACTGAATTTTGGCTAGAGCTAAAGGTAAAAAAGAGAAAACAGACTCCGCTAACTAAATACCAAAAAGCGTGGATTGTTAAACGTGGTAGTGCTGGCGGTAAAGTTTTTATCTTAAATTTCGACCTCAGGCAGAGAGCCGTCAAACTTTATGACTACAACTCTTGCTTGCACCGTGATCCGTTTGCCACCTTTCCCGTTTCCCATTTCCCGCACCCCGTTTCGTGGCCCGCGGTTCTAAATAAGATAATCACCCATCCCGGTCTCCCTTCAGGGCAGCATGCAGCTGGTTTGAAAATAATTAAAAAATAATGCTTGACTTCATATCCCACGTTGATTATATCCGTGGTTGGTAGCTCGACATCCTCTAAATAATTAGCTCCTGTTTAGCGTCCGTTGGGCTACCGTTCTCAAACTCCCATTTCCCGTTCCCGTTCCCGTTCCCGCAGCCATGATCCACGAACAACGAATCACGAACCTGCATCCCAGCTGCTGAGCTCTCCGGAGTCTGTGGTCGGTGCGTCACAAGCTATGGCGTAGT